TCGAAGGGCACGCGCACACCATCCTTGTCTATCACCCGATTAACCAGCATCACCACCGCGCCAGCAGTAAACGGGTTCACCGGATTACTCCGTGTGGATGTTGTTGACGGACACGTCGATGCCGTCGTAGCGGATGCACTTGTTCGGCGCATCCAGGAAGAAGTTGTCCTGGATGTAGAACAAGCCGGTCGCCTGATGGATGGTGGTCGAGGGAACCAGGACTGATCCGCCCCAATCCTCGAACTTACCCGGAACGACGGTGTAACGGACGAGCGTCGACTCATCGATGCCCATCAGCATCCCGTAGGGGAAGTTATAGTCCACCAGGATCGGGATCTCCGACCAGGTGATCGTACTGCCGCGATGACCAGCCTTCGAACCCGCGTCAAGGTTCACGTTGCCACCACCATCGTAGCGCACGTCACCCTCTCGGAGGGCGAGGATCTGACGCCGAACGGCCTGCTCGCACAGATACTTCTTGATGTGACCACGACCTCGCGCATACGCCACGTCGATGCCCTGCTGCAGCACGTCCGAGGAGAGCGCACCCACGCTTGAGAACACGTAGGACTTGATGACGTCCCAGGTGGAACGCGAGAGACCGAAGTAGTCACTCACGTACGTCCCGTCGTCGATCATACCGAGCAGGCCCATCGGAGCCTGGTAGTAGCTGGTGTCAGCCAGGTCGGTGACCGTGGAACTGTGGGCACGGACGAGGATGTCGTTGTCGCTGAGGTCGGCCGTATTCGTGGCGACCGTCAGGTTCGCGTAGTTGCCAGCAGGAGCCACCGCGCTGACAGTCAGCGGAGTGTTTGAGACGATTGCGCCCGAGGAGACGGCCGAGATAAGCTGACCCACCTGGAAGAAGCGGGTACCGTTCGTCACGCCGGTCGGCAAAGCGACTCCACCCGGGGTGTCGACGGTCACGGTCGTGACGTTAGCCGCGTGACCACCGTTCACGAAGCCAAGCACGTCGGCTCCGTAGTGGCACATCGCCTTATTACGGATGTCCACCAGGTTCTCGACCAGATGGTCCATGATGTAGCTGAGAGTCCGGACGAACGAACCACGATTCGTCTGCGCCTGATCGATGGCTTCCTTGGTGACCTGGAAGCGGGCAGCGCTCTTGCGGAAGGGAATCGTGTAGAAGCCGCTCTGCTCGGAGGCGGGAGTCGGAAGCTGCCGACCCTCACCCACGAAGCCCACGCCCGCGTGGTCCCGCCGAAGATGTGCAGGAAGGATGACACGACGCCCGTCGGCAGAGTCCATGTCACCGTCCGTGAACAGATCCAGCGCAACCGTCTCGGTGTGGACTAGCTCCGCCACATAGTCCTCATACTCGTCCTTGAGCAGAGGATTGATAGCAGAAAGGTCCATAGCCATGTTTCAGGTCTCCTAGTTCCGTGTGTGCGCTGGGCTGTACTACGCCGGGCAGTCGCGGGTTAGACAACGTTACTCTTCGCCGCGACTCGACGCTTTGTCGAGCCAGCGACCGACAGCCTTCTTGTGGAAGTCTGCCTTACCCTTGGGAGTAGACAAATCACGCCGATTCGCTTCCTCCGTCAGAACGCCCGCGAGCCCCGCACCTCGTGGAACGCCAGGCATTACCGGCGCACGGAGCTTGGACTGCTTGTCTCGGAGACGTTGTGCAACGTGAGGCTTGATCATACGGTTGAAGATTTGGTCGACGACAGCCAGATTGCCCGACAGGAACGCACGCTTGAGCTCGGGGTTAGACGAGATCATCATCGTCATACTCTGCTCAAACGGGAACACCATCTCGTTCAGCTCCTCCGTGTTACCACTCTTGAAGCCCGCCTTCTTAGCCAGGTCGACTACCCGTTCGTGAGCCCGCTCGTTCAGCGAGATGACGTGGGAGGCTTCCAGGTTACTCACCTTGCTGGCAAGGTTGTCCAAGGCACCCGGATTCTTCTCCAGGAGGTCTAGAGCCTTGTAGGCTTCAGGAGCCACACGCTTGGCAACCTCTTTGAGGTCACCCCAGACTTGCGTGTAGGCGGCTGAGTCTACCGTTCCACCCGAGTCTCCGGCGAATGCCTTCACCAGGCGGTCTACCAAGTCAAGCTTACGGTTCAGTCCGTCGAAGTTGTCTGGGAGCTTACTGAGCCGCGTCTCAAGCTCAGCAACCTTCGCCTTCAGCGTCGCGTTCTCCGTGACGCTGGGGTCGACAGGCTTTGCGACAATCTCAGGGATAGGCGTACCGTCCGGGTTGAGTCCAAACTCAACCCAAGGGTTCGTCACGCCTGCACCGGCGATTGCGGCCTGTTGCGGGGTAATTCCCGTCTCCGGGGGCATGTTAGTATCCTTCCTTTAGCGGTGCTTGTAGGGCGTAGTACCCTGTGCAGCGCTCTTTACGCTAGAGGGGGCCGTAGCCTTCTGGAACGCTTCATGAGCGCCGTGATCCGAGCCCTTGTTCACACCCTGCTTGCCGTCTGCCTTACTCATCGTGTCCTCCTACATCCCGATTGAGAGTCCGCCTGTCACGGGCGGCATTTCGGGAGCTTTCGTGTTGACGGCGGACTTAGCCTTCTTCCGTCGCTTACTCTTGAACTCAGCCTGACCTTGGCGGTCGATTGCAGCGGTCTGTCCCTGCGAGAACTTTTTCGGCATCACTTCAGCCTCTTCACGCTATTGATCCAAGAGCTTGGGATACTCCAGAGGTTACCCGTTCCGCCCGCCCCGTTGATCGTCTGAATGACGGTCGTCACCCGTTTATCCTTCCGGATGAGCCAGCCTACCGTCTCGACTTCGACCAGGTCAGACTCAGCCCGTGCTTCCGCGAGAGACATCCAGCTTCCCGTACTCTGAGCGTCATGCCACACGACCTTCACGAGGGGAAGCTTACGGAGATCTTTGACCTTCGAAACTTTCATCACGTCGTAGCCACGAGAGTGAGTCCCACGTCTGACGTAGGGGCTGTCGCACCAGCCGTACCGCCGGTAGTACCTACACCGATGCTGATCCCGGTACCGAAACTATACCCTGGATGGATTGACATCCTGACCGTCGCACCTGCCGTGCAGGGGATACTCATCTCAGGAGCGTCGGTACCCGGGGCGGCGGCGGTACTGTTATAAAAACGGCAGTAGTTCTTTTGTGCCAGGTTGGCGGTATTACGAATCTCAAGCATGTACAGGACAGCCGCGCCGACGTAGAGATCGTCAGCGTCGGCACCCGAATTGATCGCATCATCCACCTGGATGATAGCCAGACCAGCGAGAATGTCAATCTCTTGACGTTCGGTGTTTACAGCCATAGTTCTCTCCTTACGTCTTCTGTGCGGTCAGGTGTACGATGACGGCTGCACCAGGGGACGTGGTGCCCGCCGTACCCGCCGCCGTTACAGCACAGAAAGAGACACCCGTACTGAAAACTAGTCCGGTACTGAAAGTGTAGACATAATCGATTCCAGCGCGTGCGGGAAGGATCATATCCGGAGCCGTAGTCCCGACCGTGATGACGTTCGTACTGCCGACGACGCTGCTCCCCTGTGAATTCCAAAACTTCAGGTAGGTGGTAGCCGCGGTGGCGGTGCAGTCCAGTCGGACCGTATATAAGGTTGCAGCGCCGCCGAACACGTCCCTGTTAACCGTGTTCACGGTAGCCTCATTCACGTAGACACGCAGGTTGGCGGCGTTGATTCCAAGCGGGACGAGGTATGTCGCCATCCTTACTTCGCCTTCTTCGTCGCGCTTTTCGCAGGACCGCTAGCGTAGCGCGGAGTGCCCGTACCGCCCGGTAGGCCGGGCAGGCCTGAATGCTTCAGAAGGCCATTACCCTTCGAATCGATCGGCTTCGCGGGAGTCTTCTTATGCATCACTCACCTTCTTGGCCGCTTTCGCCGCCATCCATCTCTTTCAAGGGTGCAGCACCCGGAGAACCGCCACCCGGCCCTGCACCCGGAGCGCCTTGTCCAGGACCGGAGACGGCGGCCTGAGCGCTCATCATGGTTTGCGTGTTGATCTTCGACATCGGAAGGTCCGCCTGATGCTGGAGCATGTGCATCATGAAGACGTCCTTGAACTGCGTGGGGAGATCGCGGAATTCGTCCGTGAGCGCAAGCCGCCGATGCGTCAGGAAGTGGAGCGCGTGGTCGTCGATAAGCGGTTCCACCATGATGGGCATCTGTGACATCCCGTGTGCAAGGATCCCCTCAATGTCGGGGACGGGAGACTCCAGGATGGCCTGTTTCATTCCCTTCGCCCACTCCATGAACTCAGAGTTCTCCCGGTAGGCAGCCCGTGAGTCGACTTCTACCCCAGGCTTCATGTTCATGAACCCCAGGTCTTCCAGCATCTTGATTTTCTGAGCTTCATCGGTAAAGTCGAGGACTCCGGTCTGGCCGAGTTGCATGTAGGTCTGAAGTTTCTCAGCCTGAGTGTGCGGACGACTAGATCCAGCCTCAACTTCCACGTCAACGCCGTCATCCCAGTCGGCAGCCTGGAGTTCCGCGAACGTATAGCCTCCAAGTGCGTTCTTGATCGCCATCACTCGGGGTGACTTCGAGTTTTGACGCCAAACTTCGAGAGCCTTTCGAGCAAGATCCTCGTAACCCTCTTCGAGACCGTGGAACACGGTGGCCCAACGCCCGAATCCGCGCTCCTGAAGGGATTGTACCGTCCCCACAGGCGTCCGAGTGCCCATACTACGACCGCGAACGGCAGAGAAAGCTCCAGAAAGCTCATCGAAGCTATTCCTCACATCCTCGATATACTTCA